CATCCGGAGAATAAACATTTCTTTTTGTTTCCGAATATGTGTTGAATGAATCTAAATTATTTTTAATTTCCTTTTGTAATTCGGTAATTGAAAATTCTTTAGGTAATACTTTCAAATCTAATTCTCTTCTTTTTAAGAATTGTAAATTTGAACTTACACAATTATTTAATATAGTGTCCATCTCTACTAACATTAAATTAAAATCATAAACATCATCATCTTCAAATCTTATATCCGAATTTTTTCCAAATCGAGAATCAGTAACGTCATAATATTTGTTTGTTAAATAATATTCAACGGATGTTTTGAAATCCGTAAATATTTTTGTTTTTGTTTTTGCAAAACTACTCAAACCAAAATCCTTTTTAATTACACTAAAAAAATCTTTACCATATTTTGTTTCTAGGGATGCATCAATTTTTTCTAAAAATGTATTTTCAAAAGAATCAAGTGAATCTAATATCGAGCTCTTATAATACTTAAAATCTTTATTTTGAGCTTGTAAATTTACTAATTGCTGATTTGTTTTTGAATTTATATTTGTAAATTTTGTTTTTAATGGAATGATTCTAATTTCTTCTCTTGATGGAGAAACTTCCTCAATCCAAACTCTTTCTAACTCATTTTCAGAACCAATCTTATATCTTATAAAGTTTATATTTACCTTTAATACACCATTTACAAATCCCAATTCATTTAATAATTTTTCAATATTAATTGCAAGTTCTTTCTGACCAGCTTTGTTGGTGATTTGATACATGTAATTTTTAATATCACTGGTCTTAATGTATGCAACATTGTTACCAGATTTTTGTGGTAATAGTGTATTATTAACATCATAAACCGACACTTCCATTATATCGTATTTAGAACTACCAAATTCAGTAGTTTCTATTTCTTTTTTAGTAACAATAAATAAATCATCCGATTGAAGATATTGTCCTTCATTGTCGGTTTTATTATTTATCCCCTCAATATTTGTATATTTTTTAATTGACATAGTTTATTAGTATGATTTAGGGTGTGCTACCTTTAAGTTGGTTTTGAATGATTTGGTTTCCGATGTACCATCTTTTCTTGTAATCGTAATGGTAAGACTGCCCTCATAAAATACCGTATGGTCTCTCTTACCATAACTTATACCATTCGGTGTGTCTATGAATTTTATTCTTTCAGTTGCACCAGGAGAAATTTGAAAATTAGATTTCGGTATACTAAACCATCTTTGATTCTGGTCCCATACTGCAACGATTGATACCTGTACGGGTTCTAAATCATTATTTACAAGAGTTAAATTTTCTCCAAATAACCACTCACGGGCTTTATCTCTTGCATTCTTAATCTTATAAGACATAATTGCGTCACTAGGAGTTCCTTTCTTCTCGAAGTTTGCACTAACCACTTTGTTTATACCATCCCCACCTTGACCTTTAGTTTCTTGCTCTATTTCCTTTTGTTGTCTTACTGCACCCAATTGAGCTTGTAAACCTTCAATGATTGAGTTTAATGAATTTATTTGTTGAATCAATGCTTCAATCTGTGCCTTAAAGCCTGCATTTTGAGATTGTAGTGATGCTCTTAAAATACTTTCATCAACTGATTTTTGTAATGAAGTTGCAATTTGACTTGAAAAATCGGTTATTGTACTTGTTAATGTATCTATTTGATTTGCCAACGCATCGTTGATTTGCTCAATACTTAATCTATTATTTATTTCAGTTTGAACTTGTGCAGTTAAATCGGTTATTTGTGTTTTTTGGTCATCAACTGTTATTGTTAAAGCTTCTACCCTTTTTCTTAAATCTACAACCAATTCAATTTGTGTATCGTATAATGGTTTTGGAACTAAATTCAAATTTGGTTCTGGAATATTTGGTTTCAATTCAATGACATTTATGTCAATTGCTTTTGCCAATTCTACATCATCATATTTTGGTTTAGATAAATTCTTAAATATCAAAGAAGATGCTGCGTTTCCTGCATCAACAATTGTAATACCATATTCATTTTTAGTAACGGCAGATGAGCCAGATACCCTTAATATGGATTCTAATTCTAAATTTTTTGATTCATTTAGTTTTTCTGATATTGCTTCTAAAGATGTTAATCCCATTATTTATTTATTTCAAATATTAATTTTTCATCAATAAGTTTGGTTATACCATCTTTGACTATTTTTAATTCCAATTTATAACTTCTATCGGTTGGATATGATGATGTGTCTAAATAAAAATAATTAGATTTACTATCACAACTTAATTTAGAATATTCTCCAAATGGAACTATTGTTTCATTGGTTATATAATCTTTAATTTGATAATACGATGATGTTGGTAAATATGAACCGGTATCGTATGAAAATTGTTGCGTAAATGATTTTTTAGGATATAATTCTCTACCTTTTACTCTTATTTTTGTTTTACTATTTTGAGTATATGAAGCCTTTAAGTCGGTAATGGTAATCTTTGTATTCTCCAATGCATCGGATGAGGTTGACCCTGTAATTGCCGATAATGAACCTGGTAAAAACGTACTATCATCCCAAACCAATTCTAATTTTGGTTCATATATTGTATTTGTTTCTTTTGAAAAGAATTTTAATACACCATAATCTTGTTCATCGTTCTCTGCATCTATTGAATGTCTAATTATAAATCCATTATTTGGTAAAGAACCACTAAGCCACATTCTAACTAAATTGGTCACATCCATTCTAACATCATCTGGTTCGTTATTAAACGATTGTGTTGCAGACCCCGTTATATACCAAGTACCACCTTCAGCGTTTGCAGAACCCGTTGTTCCTGCAGTAAATACCGCAGAAGCGGCACCGGCATAGTCTTGCCAAGTTGTTGATGTAGAACCATTTTTATATTTCCAACTAACACCATCCGATGTTATGTTATCAAATTTGGTACCGGTTCCCATTGTCCAACTTTGTGAAACGGCATTTGCAAATATTGAATATTCCAACGGAAGTTCTTCGGAATTTGCAGATTTAAGATTTAAGAAAACGGAATAACTTCCTGTTCCTATACTTTCTACAATTGATTGAGAAATTTGTGTAATTGGAAATTTAATTAAAGTTCTTGCAATATCTTTGGCAGAAGCCACTTCGTTAGAACCATAATAAAGTTTACCCACTTCCAATATCTCATCTCTACCTGCGTTTTGTTCAGGTTGTTGAAGATATATACTTGCGTCAAATGACGATGTAAAAAATTTATGCATTATATTGCCCTCCCTTTTATGTCTTTGTTAGGATATTTAACTTCAAATATACATGGGTCTAAAGATGGATAAACCATTTTACCTTTAGTTGCTTCATCTATATTATATTTGTTTGGTGAATAATTACCGTCACCTCCACATAGGTTTGTGATTTTAACGGATGGTACACTCATAACTCCTTCTACATTTGCAAGTATCAATTCTATTTCTGAAATATTAATTGGTTTATTAAATGTCCAATTATCTATATTAAAATAATCTTGTAATTCTACTAAACAATTTGCAAGAACTTCTCTTTTATTATAGTTTTGATAACAAGCTATTTCAAAATCAACTCCAATGTTTACAACAAATCCATCAATTATGTTTACGGCATCGGTCATCATTCTATATTCACCCAAGTAGGTTTTAAGATTTTGTTTAACCGCTTGATTTAGATTTGTTAATTTATTATCACCATTATATCCCAAAACATACATATTGATTGCGAATGGATTGTTTACTTCTCCAATACTTGTATTCTTTTGAGTAAGGTATTTAACCAATTCTTTTTGTATGTCTTGTTTTGACTTATCTTTTAATCCTTCTACTACATTTGTAAATTCTGCAATGTTTTGAGGACTTGCTAAAATAGATGAAGGACTATTGTTGTCAATTTCACCATCAGGAGAAACATATACTTTTGCAACACTACCATATCGTTCTGGCATACTCAATGCTCTTACTATATAATCTTGTTTGGTTACTGCTCTATTTTGAGAACCAAATGTTGCCAATGCATTTTGTCTAATTTCTTCAATCGATTCTGCACCTCTGCCACCCATTGCTGGTTCTAAATTTTCAGCTGCAACTGAGTTTTTTGTTTCATTGTACGCTGATAACAAGTTGTCTGGTATAGATAATAAATCTTCTTCAAATTCTATTTTAGAAATTTTAGTTAAATCACCTGTATTAATGTTGGATTCTATACCACCACCTTTCAAATATGTTATTGTTAAACTTTTACCTGCCGGTGCTATACCAAATGTATTTGTTTTTAGGAAATTAGAAGGGTCAATTCCTTGATTCAATCTATTAACCGAATTGGCAAGTCCCAATCCTACATTTTTTGTGTTTGGTAATATTTGTTCATCATTTAATCTAGTATCTCCACTTCCAAATTGTAAATCAATTGTATTATTTGAATTTACTTTAATTGAAAATCTTCTTGGTACTTTTTGTACTTCTAAAATATAAGGTACTATGTTTGAATAATTTTCTAATTCACCATCTATGTTTGCCTGTTCTACAAATATACTTTCTTGTGCCAAATATGGAACTTCATACCATTTAACAGAACCACCATCCGATGTTACCGATGTAATTTCTATTATATTATCATCGTCTATTGTTGCAGTTGGATAATCCGTTTCATCAGGTCCGAAACTAACACCAGTTGACGATTCACTTGCAGAGATAGCTTTTACTTTTTTAGTAAGCAAATACCATAATGGATTACCATTACTATCTCTCGTATGTACATCTACTTCTCTACTTCCAGAGTTTGCAAAATCAACACCATCTACCGTTCTAAACGTTATATTATTATTTGAATTTGATTTAATTTCTAAACCATCTTTTATCTTTAAGCAAAATCTTTCATCAACTTCAAATGAAGTACCACCGACATTCTTAAATACGGATGGGCATAATTGATATACAGTTAGTGTTGTTACTGCTGGTGTGGATATTTTTGGTTTATATCCCATAGATTGTGCCAATGCTATTACATTTTTCCTCTCTGTAACATACATTAACATTGACTCTTTTAATTGAGTATCTTGATAAAAAGAAAGCACATCTCCAATTGCCGCTGCCTGCTCAATGAATACCATACCAG